AACTATACGGAATTGACTTATTAGAAGATTTTGAATTTAATGCAATGACTCACGATCAACAAGCTATTTTAATCAAATTATGGTGTTTAGCTAGTCAATATGATGGTTATTTACCTGAAGATCAGGCCATTGCTTACCGGTTAAGATACCCTATAGAATTCATAAATTCTGTAATAAAATCATTGAGTAAGTGGATAATAGAGTGTGACTATGCAATCTCTATACTAGATAGAGATAGAGATATAGATAGAGATAAAGATAAAGATATATATGTGCTATCGCACAAGTCGTTTTTAGAGTTTTGGGAATTATATCCAACTCGTAAATTATCTAAAACTAAATGTGAAGAAAAGTGGCGTAACAGAAAATTATATGAAATTAAAGATGAAATACTTGACCATATCAAAAAAATGAAGGATACTAAGTCATGGAAAGAAGGTTATGTGCCAGCTACAACAACTTATATTAATCAATCTAGATGGAACGATCCTGTGGAAGATAGCAAGCCTATGAAAAAAGTTTGGGAAGGTGGTATATGAACCTTGGCGATGTAATAGATAAACTTACAGTTAGCCAAGTAGATGTACAAAAGTTTTACAATGATGGATATGCACAATCTGAGTTTAAAGTCAAAGATACTTCGGTTTTTACAGAAGATGTTATTCGTTACTTTAACGAAGAAATCCATGCAGGTAAATCTTTAGGATGGTCAAAGACAGAAGATAAGTTTAGGGTTCGTAATGCAGAGCTTACAATAATTACAGGCCCATCAGGCCATGGCAAGTCAATGTGGTTATCACAGGTTATGTTATCTATGATGAAGCAAGGCAGTAAATGTTTAATAGCGTCTTTAGAAATGCGACCTGTATTAACATTATCTCGTATGATTACTCAGGCATTAGGTTCACCAGAACCAACAGATGATTACATACGAAAGTTTTGTGAAAGAGCATCAGACAAGTTATATATATACGATCAGACAGGAACAACAACATCTCAAGACATGATTGCAACTCTGCACTACGGATCTGTTGTATTAGGATGCACAATATTTGTTATAGACAGTCTTATGAAAATGCAAGACGTTACAGAGGAAAGTTTAGATAGGCAGCGAGCTTTTGCTAATTCACTTGCAGTTACTTGCAGAGATTTAAACGTTCATGTATTCTTAGTTTGTCATACTCGTAAAATGAAAGATGAAACAGAGATACCTGATGCTACGGACATAATGGGTTCGAGTCATCTGAGAAATTTAAGTGACTCCGTGATTTGTATATGGCGCAACCGTGCTAGAGAAAAATTAGTAGAGGAAGGCAAGACACCACCAGAAGAATTAAAGATTATTCCCCATGCTAAAGCCTTTGTGCAGAAACAACGTAACGCACAGTTTGAGGGGAGCTTCAACTTCTGGTTTGACCAAAAAGGATTGCGATACAAGGAATCACCATGAGTGATGATAATAGTGCTAATAAGTTTTTAAAGATTATGCAAAAAGGTTTTCCTGGTGCAGCATATAGAGCTGTTATGAATGACGGTAAAGCATTTAAAAGTAAAGGATACGACAATGTTAAAATGGAGTTTGAATCAAGCAAATCTAAACGGCTTAGTAGAGAAATTAAAGAATCTTGATTGGACTAAGCATTGGCGTGTCACAGTTGTAGAAGCAAAAGCAAATAGAAGCCTAGAACAAAATGAAAGATTGTGGGAGCTTTATACAAGCATTGGTAACCATTTAGGCCTAGACAAGCAGCAGGTTCACGAACTCATGTCTTGGCGTCTACTTAGATCGCAAACTGAAATAGGTGGATTTCCATGTGAAGTTATAAAATCTACTACTAAACTTACTACAGCAGAAATGACAGATTATCAACAACAAGTGGAGCTGTGGGCAAATACTATGGGATGGAGTTGGGATTTATGAAAATATTAATAGCTTGTGAGTTTAGTGGAACTGTAAGAGAAGCATTTACAAAGTTAGGTCATGATGTAACTTCATGCGATATTGAACCAACAGATATTCCTGGTAAACACTATCAAGGTGATGTTGCAGATATTATTAATGATGGATGGGATATGATGATTGCATTTCCACCATGCACACATTTAGCTGTTAGTGGTGCTAAACATTTTGAACAAAAAAGAAAAGATGGTAGGCAGCAACAAGGTATAGACTTTTTTATGTCAATGATAAATGCACCTATACCTAAAATTGCAGTAGAAAATCCTATAGGCATTATGAGTTCTTTGTATAAAAAACCAAATCAAATTATTCATCCTTATCATTTTGGTCATGAAGCATCTAAATCTACTTGTTTATGGCTTAAAAATTTACCATTGTTAAAACATACTAATGTGGTTAGCAAGGGTGAATTTTATATTAGCCCTAATGGTAAACGTATGCCAGTTTGGTCACATGATGTAGCTGACGCTAATGGTAAAAAAATTGGTTACAATACACCGGAAATTAAAAAGATACGCAATAAAACATTTCAAGGCATTGCAGACGCTATGGCAGATCAATGGGGTAAAAATGAATTATCGTAACCCTAAACTATTAAAATTAGCAGATGGCGCACCATGTATGATGTGTTCTATGCTAGACGGAACTGTAGTGGCCGCACATAGCAATCAGTTAAGAGATGGTAAAGGTACAGGTATAAAGGCCCATGACCACCGTATAGCGTTCCTATGCCACCAATGCCATCACATGATAGATAATGACAAATCATTAGATAAACATGATAGAATATCAGCATGGGAAGAAGCGCACAGAAAAACTATAGGTTGGCTATTTATTAACAATCATCTAGGGGTAAAATGAAATATTTAGTAGGTATCATAGGTATATGCTTTTTACCTTTTGCAGTAGTCTTTGTAGCTTTTGAAGCAGCTTGTATTTATGTAACCAATTCTTGTAACAAGGATGAATGATGCCAGATAAAAACCCAATCACAGGTGATCTATTACAATCACGTATGAATAGTAAAGAGTTTGAAGAAAACTTTGATCGTATATTTAGACAAAGAATAAATGAACAAAAACTTAACAATGACGATATGCTACCTGAATACGAACTTAATAAATCCACCGGAGAAGTCCAGAAAGTAAATAATGGCAAAGATAACACCAACTCAACTGAGTCTTAAAAAACTTAGAGATGAGGGTTATACAGTTTGGATTACAGAGCATTGGAATAGCTTTAGTCGCACTAGACAAGATATGTATGGTTATTGTGACATCATAGCAGTAAGAAAAGATGAAACATTAGCAGTACAAACTACTACTAAATCTAATATGTCAGCTAGAATACATAAAATAGCTGATAACGTAAATGCACCTAAATGTCGTGAAGCTAACTGGAGAATTGAAGTCCATGGGTGGTTTCAATCTGAAAATGGATGGGAATGTAAGATTGAGGATTTAAGTTGAAATACGAGCCAGAGTTTCATTATAAGAAATACAAAGATGTAATCATGGATGCTATTGGTGAAGGCAAAATGAATTGTTTAGAAGTTGCTAAGGAAATAGATGTAGGATATAACATTGTAAAATGGGTTATGTTTAGACTTAGGAACGAAGAACATCTTACATCATACACGCACAATGACATTACTTACTATCACAAACCTAAGCCGCATCCATTACAAGAACTACTAGGCCACACAGTAAACTTTACAGAAGATCAGATTAAAAGCTCAACAGTCTATAACGAAAAAGACGCTAAACATAACGCAAGACACAATCATACGCAAGATTCATTTTATACTAGCTCAATTGTAGGTGAAGGGATAAAGATAGGAACATGACACAAGAAGATATTATTGCTATATACAAGAAAGTATTTCCTACAGGTTATGAACCAGTTAGCATAGACCGCATGGTACAATTTGCTAGACTTATAGAGGAAAAGGTTAAATTATGACTTGGAACTATAGAATAATGAAACGTAAATGTCCAGAAACTAAAGAAATTTACTACGCTTTAAATGAAGTCTTTTATAAAGAAAAAGGCAAGTTAATGTCTTATAGTGAACGTGATGATATTGTAGCTGGTTCTCCAGAAGAAATTATAGAGATTTTGGAAATGATGCTGGCTGATGCTAAGAAAGATGCTCCTGTATTAACAGAGAAAGATTTTAAATGCTAAGCATGGATCGTTTATTATGTATATGCGAGGATTGGGCTTTGTATATGAAGGCACATGACAGTCATAAGCTAGGATTCCCAAAGAAAAGCATAGGCATGAGTTCAGGGGGAGAGTCAACAGCAGATGCTTTTGAGGATATGGTATCAGCTCAAGACTTAAAGAACGTACATACAATTGACAGTATCATTCATTCACTACCCAAGGAACAACAGGAAGCTATCTACACACGCTTTTTAAAGACTAGGAAGCCCTTTGCCTATGAATTCAAGTTAGAGTTGGCTATGGAT